GGTAGACTTACCGGAGCCTGCTATAGCATGAACTACAATGGGTTTGGATTTGGCGAGTCTGGTGCGGGTGAAGCCGTGGGCGCTGAGGAGGTGGTGAATATGATCCATCGCTACTTTAGGTCTCTTAACCCGTAATCAAGAATGTCTAGTGCTGTAGCTTGACCAGCTAAAATGAGAGACCTTGTGGCTAGTTGGTGGTGTTCTGCTTCACTCTCATTGTATAGTTCATGCAATTCATCACCAAGTTGGTATGCGAAGGCATGGTCAAGAGCATAACTTCTTTTAACTTCATGAAATTTATTGATGTTCTTTTGAAGTTCAATGCTCATATTCATTTTCTCAGGTTTCTTGATGATACCTTTTGGTGAGATTGTCCAGCCGCAGAATTCGGCGAAGTCCCCTTGAGTTTGGGTGTTGAAGACGGGTTTACCTTTGAGTTTCATCAAATGTTCAATCATGTTGAAGCTGGGCTTGACAGAGGCGACGTAGTCAATGGAAATATCATCGCCGGCATACACTTGTGCGGCATCGCATGGTATGTTGAATTTGGTGTGTGTGTAGGCAATGTTTGCTTCAGTGTTGGCATCAAAGGTGGGGCCCTCTCAAGAGAGCCTCATAATGCTGAGAGTGCCCAGGAAAATTTTAGCATGTGTTTTGATTTGAATGTAGCCTTCAATGATGTCCTCCGGAATGTTGTGAAAAGGCTTTGATGACTTCAAATTGAAGGATGGAACCGTCTTGACTTTGATCAAATGCAGTGAAGTCATTAGAAAAGCAAGTTCTATTGAAATTCCACTCGTCGAGGATGAATGAGTTGAAGTCGGCTGGAGTGGTTTCGCAATTCACAAAGATTTTCCTTGGGCAATATTGGTTCCTGAATTTTCTCATGTAGCGGGCCATTGTACCATAGATCATGACAGTTTGTTGCATAAAAGCAGCAATGGTCTGGCCAGCTTTAATTTTGAGGCAACCAATCTTCTCGGTTTTCTTGACCCACTGTGATTTCAGGAAGAGCGCTATTGCATGTGAGTCAAAATCAGGTGATTGTCGAGTGGCGGCATTGACAAGGGCAGCAGCACTTTTCTTCAGATACGTGTTCTCAATTTCCTGTTTGCAAAGGGTCCAGAGGTCTGGGTTAAAAGGTATAGGGTCTTGAGGAAGATTCATGGCTTGTTTGTAGTTGAGGAAGAGAATATCACCAATGTCATGTTTGAGATGAAATTCTTTGAGGTTTTCTTCTGATGAAGTACATTGCAATCTAGCCTCAATGGTGGCCCAGTAAAGGGTTTCATCTTTAGCCTGTTGGTGGGGAAAGAGTTGGACCACAGGGTTGTCAGTTTGAATTGCATTTGAGTGGCCATGGGTCTCAGAAAAGATTTCTCTATCATGTTTTTCAGGGAGATCATGAACATATGATTCAATCACTGTGGTGGGGTTGACTTTTGGGAAGTGGGTGGTAGGAGCAGGTACTGGAGAGGGTGGTTCTTCTACTGCGACAATTTCATTC